ATTACACTAACTCCAATGCTTTTTTGAAAAGAAAAGACGCACCATCGTCAGAGTCAAAACCTTCTTCAGATGCAAAGTCCATTGACGAACTACCCATTACTGTTTCAGCTATACCTTTTGTGTTTAAAACATAAGCCACAGACTCAGGAGTATTACCCCAACCAACAAGTCCACTATCTGAATACATTTGAATCCCACCATTGTGAGCACTTATAAAATCTACTTGATTTGACATTTTTAGAACCTTCTCTCTGTTTCTCTAACTTATACTTTACATTACCATTTAAATACTAAAGAGTCAAGTCTTTTGTGCATAAAAAAACCCTTGTAAAACAAGGGTTTAATTTTTATTTTGCTTTTTTTATATCTTGTAAAAGATGTTTCAATGATTTTTCGGGCCACTTTGATGGACTGATTCGTTCTACTTTAGGTATCATTGGTTTATCTTTTTTAGGATAATGTTGCGATGGCCATTGAATAGGGTTTATAATCACCTATCAGCTCCAGATGCTAAGCCTGGCTCTGCTGGATATTCATCAGGTGGTGGAACTTTATAATCTTCATCCCAACCAAATGCTTCTCTTACTACATTAGCAGACAAACCTTTATATACTTGATGTAGTTTTTTATCTTTAGCATCACATAGAAGTTTTGCTTCACTTTCATGTAGGCCTTCTAACATTTGAAAGAACATAACTTCTTTTCTATGTTGTTTAGTTTCTCTATCTGCACCTTCAATAAAGTGCCACAATTTTCTAGCTTCAGATGCAAGAACTTGGTGGTCTGTTCCAGCTGGTGCATCATTTGGTGTATATGGTACAGGCCCATCTGGAAATACCCATTTAATATTAGGATCAAATCCAGCTTTAAGCACCATGCGTAATGCATCAGTATTATTTTCTCTAAGGATTTTTACCTTTTGATCTTTAGTTTTTGCTTTATGTACTTTGTCAAGTATTTCTGTAAAAAGCATAGTATATGTTTGTTCTGGCATATTAAAATTCTCCAATTGTTTCAGTAAGATTTTTCAATCTTGATTTTATAAAATAATTTAGTAATTTACTACGATCACCGAATGGAGCTTCACGAAATTCTGTTAAAATTTCAGTTTCAAGTTCATTTGGAATTTTTCCCAAATCAATGAGTTTTTCATTTCTTTGGTAATTTCTTTTGACCTCATCATTTAAATCATCAATATTCATATTTAACCAAGTTTCAATCTTTTTCTTTCCTAAAGGTCTTTGTCTTAATCCGTCTGTAAATGTATTGTCTGGTGATAAAACATTAGGTACTCCATCACTAGTATCGCCTTTAAGTATATGTTCTTTTATATATGTATCTGGATTGTGTCCATTTACATATTTTTTAAGTATTGGTGAATATTGTTTCACATTCATATATTTTTGTAATTGAATAAAATCTTTATCTCCAGATACAATAATAACTTTTTCGTTTTTACTACGATCTTTTTCTACTTGAGAATGCTTACAAAGTGTAGCAATAATATCATCAGCCTCTGCACCATACACCTCTAGAAATTTGTATGGAAGGTTATCTTTAATCTCCGCCTTAATCTTGTTTAGAATTTCAAAGATGGCATTCCAATCTTTACTGTCAGCATCTCTGTTCTTTTTACGATTTGATTTGTATTGTGGGAAGAAGTCTCTTCTCCAATAATGTTTAGAATCGTAAGTAAGAATTACCTCACCATACTCTTCACCAAACATTGTTCTATACATACGAACTGAATTAAGTATCATATGTCTTACCATACTTTCATCAGGTTCTTTAGATTTTGTCATATTCAAATGCATCATTAGACTAGCTAGTGAGATTTGATTCATATCAATTATAATCATGCTGGATCATCTTCCTCAAACATATTGTCAACTATTTTTTTAACTAACTCATGGTCAAACTTTGCATAAGTTGTTAGTGGATTTTCAGTTTCTACCTTCATCACAGATGTTACAAGTTCTGACATTGGATGGCCATATCCCATTGTTCTGTACATAATAGATTTTATTATTTCATTTAAAAAACCAATCTCAGATATAAATTCTTCGTCTTTTATATCTACACCATTTTCGGCAAGATTGTGTATAGTAGGAATCATAATACTTTCAGCCACCTCATCAATGAAAGCCATATCTTCGGTTAGTCTATCAGTTTCTTGTGGTGTAACAACTCTGGCTCGTGTCCACGGGCCTTTAACTACATTACTGTTGTTGCTGATGGATGTATCGTCTTCCACTGTACCCTCTTTTCTGCATACTCACCATAGTAATCATCAACCCAATCACCATGTTTTAAATAGTGTTGCATATTCCTAACATATGCTATAGCATCATAATATTTTGAATGTGAACCTTTCACATCTCTACGCATCTCAGATTTATGAGATGACGCCAAAGATTTTTGTGTTTTAATCCATGATCTTACTTTCGTTGCTGATAGTGGATGACTATCTCCTTTTTCAATTACTGCTGAAGATATTGAATCATTCTTTGCAGGAGCTTTTGCAGCTCTAGCTTTTGCAAGACGTTCCGCTGCTGCCTCTCGTTGTTCTAGAGTCATAGGTTTACGTTTTTTACGAACTTTTGGTGCTACCCAACCATTATTGACAGTACCAGCTACGATTCTTTTTTTAGCCATTATATAAGATTTCCTTCTTCTGTTGACTTTTCAACCTTTTTTAACCATCTACGTCTACCTGCAGCCTTTGCAAGTCTTTTCTTTTCACCTTTAGTTTTAAAGTGTGATCTTTCACGAACTTCATTAAATATACCTTCAGTTTGCATACGTTTCTTCAATACACGCAATGCACCGTTCACATCATTATTACGAACTTCTACTGTTAACCCAGCTTTTTCTCTTTCTTTAAATTTCTTCACTTATTCTAAGTCCTTCCAAAAATTCAATAATTAAATCTATTAAGTCAGAAGTTACAAAATAATTAACCACTGATGTAACAACGCCATAATGGTACAAAAGTATACCTACCATTATCCATAATATAATTTTAATCATCTAATTTAATTAATTCCTCTTCACCATTTTCATCTATTTTAGTTTTTAAATATCCATCAGCTTTAAGTTTGTCTAAAATGCTGTTAATAACTACTTCTGGTGTCATTTGACGTTTACCCCAAAAATAAGTTGATATACAAGCACCTATTGTAATAAAAAATGCTATTGTTGTACTAATCATTAGTTACTCCAAATTTCGTTAACTGCATCTTCAATATCTATTGAATCAATATAGGGCACCATTGATTTACCTAATGAAACTGAACGAGATATTGCCTCCATTGAAGTGTACGAGGTTTTTACAATATTCTCAACACTATCCCAAAAGGTTTCTTCAATTCCCATTATCCATGCTTTAGTACCACTCATATTTCTCTCCATCATTATTATACTTTAACATAACACGATTCGTTAGTAATGTCAAGTGCCTTTGTGTAAATTAATAAAATAATTTGCATCAACCACAACTAATGGTTTTTGGTTATTACGTTTAATAAAAACGACAGGTTCATAATTACCAGAATTAGATTCTGCTTGTTCGTATGACTTCCATACATTTAATGTTTCTTGATTTTTACACTCTATGGAATATGGAAATTTTTCTCTAGCTGCACGAGCCATGATGAGGTCTTCTCCACCAGCACCCATGCTTCTAGACTCCACATCTTCTGGATGAACATCCAGTGATTCTATTAATTGATCACGAACCCATTGTTGAAATCTTCGACCTTTAGCCTTAGCACTTTGAGTTTTCATTTTAATACCTTGTCTACAACTTTCTTACCAATATACAGTACTGCAATAATACTGACAAGTATAAATGCTTCAAGATATAAGTTACCTGTACTACTATCTACTTCAATCGAACCAACTTGATCTACTTCAAATGCAAGTCTTTGTGAAGATAGTGATTCACTTTCACTCAAAACATTCTCCATGGCAACATAGTCATACCTATTTTGTTAAGACACCACTCAACTATAGTAACTATTAAAATCCCACCAATTATTTGCCAGGCCCAGTATTTCCAACCAGTAAGTTTATTTTGCCACTCACCTTTTTTTCTGGCCCAAGAAAATAGACCAGATTTTTCTCCAACTAGACCTGCCCACCAATTAGGATCAAGTATATTTTTTAAACACACCAAAGGAAAAATAAAAATATAATATAGTATTGTTTTAACTATTTTCATAACTATAACCTATGACACTCCACAGGATTATCAGACCAATCCTCATTTTTACAATCACAACTTTCACAGTTACAATTTTCTACATTACAGTTTTCCTCACAATGACATTCATGGTTACATTTTTGACAATTATTCATCGTACTCTTCTCCGTAATCTTCGAGCTCATCTTCAAGCTCACCATTAAGATCATCACCACAAAAAGGGCAATATGCTACTCTATATAGTCGGTTTTCCATTGTGTGTTTTATTGCAAACTCAGCATCACACGATTCACATACAACTAATTTCATTAAACTATTTCACATGCACCAGCAACACAAGCCAATTCTTGCGCCCCTATTGTCATATCTTGAGACTCGTAATCAGAAAGTTTTGCCCAATCCACTTGTTTTGGCATTTGTTTTAGTAAAAATTCATAACCTGCTTTATCTGTATCTTGATATGGTGCTTGTTGATATGTGTGTTCACTAAATGGTAAGAATGATACACCACTCATCCAATCAAAGTTTTTGTATACCCACGAACCAACTTCCATCCATTCATCTTCTTTTACAGAAATTGTAACAGATGGTTTGTGCTCACACCAATGTTTCTGGTAAGT